CCCGCCAGCGGCCCCCTGAGGGCCGTGAGCGGGTGCGTTATTGGGTAATGTGCCGCCCGTTATGCCGCCCGCCACGCCACCGGCCACGGCACCGGCAAGCGTGCCCACGCCCGGCACTACCGAGCCGAAGGCGGCACCCGCCGCCGCCCCGGCTATGACGCCAGCAATGATCTCGAAGGTCTTCTTGTGCTCCTGGAAATATTCGACGATCGACTGGAGCAGTTTCACCGTCGATGTTAGTCCGGGGTTCAGGTCGTCCGCGAACGCGCGGCCCAGTTGATCCACCGCCGTGCCGAGCTGGCCCCACGCTTCCTTCAATTTCTGGGAGTTGTCGAAATTATGTTTGTTCTCGACGCCCATGCGCTCGGAAGTCTTGAGATATTTCTCTAGCGAGTTGTCTGTGCGTTCCATGAGGAACGCGGTTTCCTGGTTGATGCCGAGATCGGATAGGAACCCAGTGATCTGGCCCTGCGAATAATTTCCGCTGGCCTGTGTTCGCCTGACGGCGTGCTGCACCCGACGCAAATAGTCCTCGACAGGTACGGGCTTTCCATCTGGACCCAGCAGTTGACCCTGGACTCCCAGTTTGGCGTAGGACGACCAGAAGTTGCCGCCGAGCTGACCGGACGCGGCTGCGTTCAGGTTGTTCGTGGAACTCTGGATCGTCTGGATCATCGACTCCGGAGAGACCCCGGCCAGCTTGGCGGCCTGCCGGTACTGAGACAACTTCTCGACCGTGATGCCGAGCGTGGTGCCCAGTTGCCCCACCGCCGTGTTCGTCTGGTTAGTATTCTGGACGAACGACGAGATAGATGACGCGGTGAGATAACCGGCGGAGAGAGCTCCGACGGCACGGATGACGCCGTTGAACCCCTCGGCCATGCCCTTGGCCGACTTCTCGACACTCTTGCCGTCGGCCTCGGCGTGCTCCTTCATCTTCCGGAAGCGTTCGATCGTCTCGTTCTGGCCCTGACTTAGATTAGTCGGATCCAGACCCAGCTCGATGATGAACTTGTCGATGATGGTGGCCATCAGCTATCGCGCGCCTTTCTGAGTATTTTCTGATTATGGAGGTCGACCATGAGTACCTCCATCAGGAGATACGCGTCTTCCAGGGAGTACACCGTGGACAGTTCGTGCAGCGTGGCCATCTTGCTGGAGATCAACACGCCGATTAGTCGAGGGACGTTGGGATAGTCTACGATGCCGGCGACGTCGTCGCCGGGGTCGAACTGTTCAATGTCAGCCGAACCCCGGCGAAAGAAAAACCCGTGTGGAGTTCCAGTACTTCTGCGCGCAGATAGAGACGGGTCTGGACCTCCTCGATGTCCTCCTCCATAAGTCTGTAGGCGATGTCCTTGTGTGTTGGATCGCGAACGATCGTCACGCAATCCATCATCTCGCCCATGAGAACCATGGCGTCGGTGTAGCTCATGCAGCCGAACGCTCTGGCGAGAAGCACCTGAGAGAGCGCCGCCATGCCCGCGCTCATGACGCTGTCTGGAACTTCCTGACCGGCGCGCGACAGCGCCTGTCCAACACGCATTGCCCACGCCTCGGCCTGCGAGGCGGACATTTCGTCGATCTTGAACAACTTGCCCTTGTCACGATTGTCAGCTTCTATCGTGACGTATTTGACTTTCCGGGACATCAGATATTCTCCGGAGTCATGCTGTTCCACGTGATGCCGTATCGGCGCGGGCGAAGCGTCTTGGCGGCGTCCGGCGCTGGCGGGTAGCTGGTGAGAAATCCCCTGCCCAACGTCCACTTGCGTCGCACCGCAGTCAAGATGATGATGCCGCTGGCAACGTAGACCTCGCGCGCGAGTTGTTGCCCCTGCTGCCACTGCTCAAACAACGTGTTTGATGCTGAGTCGGCCTGGAGTGCGATGGTCTGGACGAACGGGTTGAAGACGAAACCACCGGAGAGAAACCCGTCGACGCCCATCAGGACTTCGGCGGATTGTAGAGGCTGCGTCGTGAAGATGTCGTCGGTCGAAAATCCCTGCAACTGAAAAGGAGCGGGGAAGAGATCGGAGATGGACAACGTGTAGATGGCATTGGCCGCGGTGATCGTGTTCATGGTGCCTGTTCCTTCTTAGACCAGCTCGATGCTGGCGAGTGTGATCTTCTGGACCGAGCCGCCATCCATGTACCAGAATGTGCATGGCGGTGATCCGCGAGCCTGACGAACCTGAGGCGACGCGTCCAGGACTTGGAAATACCATCCTCGCTGGTTCAGCGTGTCGGAGATCTTGACGCCCGCCGCATTGTTCACGTTCGCGGCCTGCGCTTGTGACAACGTGACACCAGCGCGGATGACGCCGAAATTGACCGCCTGATTGATGACGTCGAGAGCGGCGGCCTGGATCAGTGAATAGCCCGCGACATTGTACGGGATGGACTTCACGTTCAGGAGCAGCTCAATGAACGCGAGCTGGAACTGATTGTTCATCCAGATTTGGTCGATGTAGCTGTCCATCCACAGGAACGGGCCGGACACGCTGCCGGGGTTCATGAAGATGTTCTGGTCGTTGGCCGTCGCGTACACGCCGTAGAAGTTGTAGCCGTTCGCGATCAGGTTGTTCGCCGCGCTGGCCGACGTGCACGTCGCCAGCAGACCGGTCTGGCGGCGGAACGCGAAGTCAGCACGACCGTTGAACTCCGTGAAATCCAACGATGCCGCGATGCCGCACGCGAAGGCCGCGTACGATGGCGACACGGTCATGACAGTGTCATTCCCGATGAGGAACGTGCCGCTCGCGTTGCTCTGTTGCAGGATATATCCGAGACTCTGCGTGGCCGGGCTCTGCGTGGCCGGAGCGTCGTCCGTATCCCAGCAGACATAGGCGTACCGATTGCTCTTGCCGTTCGTCCACATGGCGAACGCCAATTTATTCGTGTTCACTCCGGTCTCATCCGGATCGAAGCACGTCATGAACGTGGCCCAGTTCGTGGTGACGTCGACGACACCGTCCATGAACGCACCCGGATCGGACACCGCCAGCGCGCCGGGCGAGATGACGGCCCCGGTGGCCGACGTGAGCTTGAGAGCGGTCGAGAGATCACTCGCGCCAGCGTAGCCGATCGACTGACTGGCGTTCTTGAGAACGGTCTGAAACAGGAACGCTCCGGCGATCGAGTCGTATGTCACCTGCGGAATGACAGCACCTGTCATCGCGACCCCGGAGCCGACTGTGTTAGTCTTGTCCAGGCTGTAGGTGGCCCCGGCGGTGTTCGGTGTACCGGACAGGAGTGCGAGAATGTGCGTATTGGCCACGACGCCGACGCCGACGAGCGTCTGCCCCGGTGCCCACACTCCCGTGATGGTGCCGCCGAGTGTCAGGGTAGTGTCGGTGATGGTGTTCGCGGTGGCGGTGGCCTGCGTTGCCGTGAACCCGGCCTGTATGGCCGCAGCCGCCTCCGAGAAGCTGGTGACAGCCGAAAGGTCGACGGCCGGTGCCACGATGGCGGCCCCGTTAATGGTGAGCGGCACGGTGCCGACGGGCAGCTCCTGCAACTGCGCGATCGTGTAGCCGGACACCGGGCCGCCGCGCATCCAGGCCGGAACATCCGCGACCGGATACTGAGTGAAGTAGACCTGTGCTGGTTTGATGTTGGAATTATCGAAACCGTTGAAGTAAACCGTCGCGAGTGCCCCCTCGCTGGAGCTCGGTCCGAAGTAGTTCAGCACGTCTTGAGCAGAGACGAACGGCTGCACCGCGCCCATCGGGACACGATTGCTGTTCGTGAGCATGACGGCGATGATGTCGAGCGCGCGGCCACCGGCCTCGAGAACACTCGGATTGATCTTGACGATTTGGTCTGCCGGGATAGTGGTCATATCTGTCAGCCTCCTTGGGCGGGGTAGAAGTTGTCAACTGGGATGAACGTGGTCTGGATTTGATCGGCAAATTCCTGCGCCACTGTGACGACGGGGTTTACCTGCATAGTCGCCATCAGAACCCATCGGTTCTCGTATTGCTTCTGCTCGTCTATGAACGGCAGTTGCTTCGGGTCGTCTGCGTACAACGGCGCGATGCCCGTGGACATCGCAGAGAATTGCGAGACGGCGTAATCGTCCCGAAACAACGTGCTGACCGTCTGAGCATTGTCGGAGGCGGTCGATCCGTAGAAATCTAATTGCACGGTGACTTCCGTGGACTCCTTCAAATTCTGCACGCCCGCCGCCATCTTCTGCGACGCGATCGTCTGTGACGCGGACACGGCGTAGGTGCCCGGCCCCCCGGCCCCACCGCTGATTTGCGTGCCGATCAGCGTGCCAGCCACCACGTCCGGGCCGAATAGCGCGCGACCGGGGGTGACGGCCCCGAACGCAACTGACGAGACTGTCATGACGAGTGCGTCGACGGATGCCACGAACTGGCAGTCGTCGTACGTGTCCTCGTTCGTGGCCAGTCGGAGACGATTGATCGGCGTCATCATCACGAAGTTGTCGTCTGCCGGTTCCGCTACGCGATTGACCTGCGTCTTGTAGACCGGCGTTCCGCTCGGAAGTACCCCGAGGAGAAATGTTCGCAGAGCGACGAGCATTCCGCTCTCAGTTGGGACAGGTACGAACATCACGGCTTCAGGATGCCGCCCGTGGCGGCGTAGTAGCTGACGTTCAGCTCTGCCCCGGCCGTGACCTCGATGAATTTGATCTTCGTCAAGTCGCCTTGGTAGGAGAACTCGTCGCCGACGACCAGCAGCATCCCGACGGTGGACGTCGGATCAGTGCCGTCGTCGCGCCACCGCACGTTCTGGCCCGCCACGTTGATGAGTGCAGTGGACGCCCCTTCAGCGGGCGGGGTCAGACCCACCGCCGACGATAGACTGGCGATCTGCTGAAAACCCCGAGGGGTCGAACCGAATGCGTTGAATTCTACGGACTTGTCTCCTGATTTGTTATGGCGTGTCGTTCTGGAGCGTGGCGACGACCTTGGCCCAATCGGGCCACTGTTCTGTTACCAACGTCACCAGCCACACGCCCGCGTTGATGGGATCGTCGGCGCTGGCGATGACGATCAGATCACCGCCCTTGTTTAGCGAGCGGACCACACCGTCGGCTCGTCCGCGAAGATAGATGGCTCGAGTCGTACCTTGGAGGTTCATGCCGTCGATCTGCTGAAGATCTCGATATGACAGCGGCTGCACCTGTGCCGAGACTGTAGTCTCGGTGTACGCGGGGACACGAGTGCCGTCTGGCAGCGTGGTGGTCGTGCCGGTATTGACGCGGAGCAGCGCCGGGATCAGCGGATTGACCGCCGCCACGACACTGCTCGCTATTCCTTGCAGGTCCATCAGTTGACCGAAGCCTGTTCGTCGCCCAGCTTGGGATAGTCCTTCGTGTAGTCGACGCCGTCGTCACTGGCGCGCGTGTCCGCGACCACGGGCGGCGTCTCGGCCTCGACGGCGTCCAGACGCTTGAGCCAGAGCGAGACTTCCGAGATAGCACCGTTGGTCGCGTTCAGGTTGTCGGTTGTCTCGGACAACTGGATCTTGAGGCTGGCGATCGTCTCTTTCAGTTGGTTCTGGCCGTTGAGAAGGGCCGAGAGCCTGTTCTGCAGTTCCTGTTTGATGTCAGCCATGATTTATTTATCCTCCTTTGCGGCGATGACATAGGCGACGGAGTTGATCATGTGAGACGTGTCGACGAGAGGCTTGTCGAAACCCTTCGCCGCCACGGTGGCAGGCTTGAGAGGCGTCCAATTGCCATTCAGGATGGAGTCCTGGAGTTGGCCCTGGATGCCCTCGCCGACCTGACGAAACGTCAGATCGACGTCGTAGTCGTTCGCGACCAAGTTAGTCGCTATGGCCTTCGGCCAGCCCGGCGATTTCTCCTTGATCATGTTCGTGAAGAACGGACGAGGAGGGATACCGGCCTTGGGTGCGCCGTAGTTGTGAATGGCGGCCACCATGGCGACGGATGTCCCGTCCGGGTACTTGGCGTTCTCCAGGAAACCGACCTGGAGTACTCCGGCAATGTTGAACTTGCGCGCCAGATCGTTCAGCGCCTTGGCCAACTTGTTGCCGCCCTTGATCTTCACCAGCGCCGCCCGGCCCACGGCGTGATCACGTTGCCGCGCGTGGTGCCTCCCGGCACGTACATCATTTGTCGGAATTGGGCCGTGGCCGCCCAGTACATCAGACCATATTTCGTCTGCGTGTACCACGCGGCAGCGGCGGGCAGCGTGGACGGGAGCTCGGTCGAAACTGAGACCGAGCCCTCCGTCGCACTGGCAATGCGTCCCACGAGCTGGACTGGGACCGAGCCGGTTGGAGTATAGAACAACTGTGCAACGTGCGCCGTCAGCATATTGAGAAGCGCGAGTTGCAAGTCGGCATTACCAACCGGTCCCGATCCATCATTGGCGTGCATCGTCGTCGCGATCATGAAGTATGTCTCCGCCGTGGGATCGGCGACATTGTCGAACACCGGAGCCCAAGTGGCCTTCCACTTCGTTGGATCGAATACGACGATGACGCCCATGACTATCAATCCTCCGTTGCTTCGCTGAGCTCCGTGAGGTTCGGATTGTTAGTCCGAGGAACACGGAGATCACTGACGGTGGCGCGACCGTTGCGCTCTGTCTGCGACATGTCGAGCGGTTCGAGACCGCTCTTCAGTTCGCGGAGTTCGCGCGGCTTGCCCACGTCCTTGTTGCCGACCGCATAGATCAGCTTATTCTTGACGGCATCGTGGTCAGCGTTCTGCTTCAACCACGCCGAGAAGAACGCGGCGTCTACACCGGGCGTGAGGGCGTATCCGCCCTCGATGGCGTACATCGGTGCCTTCCCGAACGGGACGGCGTTACCGCGCAGCCGAACCGGCTCACCGACGCGGCGAGCGATCTTAAAAGATCGCGTCCCCCCGCCCATGACCGGCTCGTTGCCCTCCACCATCTCGTGCATCTGCAAGATCATGCCGTGCGGCAACTTGCAGGCGACCGTGACGGTGCCGCTCTCGAGTTTGTTCGGATCAACCATGGATTAAACTCCCAGCATTTGGCTGATGCCGAAGGTCTGGCGGATGATCGCTCCCCAGACACCGGCCGTCAGCTTTTGTTTGAACGAGGACAACCCGCGCACGATCGGGTGCGAGCGTTGCTTCTCGTTGAAGGCGCAGTATCCGGTCTGCTGACCCTCGACATCCTCAGCGATCAGCTGCACGAGGTTCCCGCCGGAGATGCCCTGCGGGTTAGCGGGGGAAAGAGCTCCGTACTGGACCGCGGTCTCGATGCGGATGTTCGGGAAGTTCTTCTTGAGCAGATCGGCCACGTTCACGTTGAACGAGTTCGTGGCGGTCATCGCGATCGAGCTGCCCGGCGACATGGCCAGAACCATCTTCGAGTTCTGGTCGATGAGGCCGCCCGACTGAGTGACGACCTGGAGGAACAGCGACTGGATGTCGGCGTAGATCTCATTCGCCGTGGCCACGACCACGCCGTTGTTGACCCACTTGTTACCGCCAGCGGCTTTCGGAGCCGGAGAGATCGGCGCCGGAAGGTTCGGATCGTTGGTGAGACCGTAGTTCGCGAGACCGGCGATGCCGAAGAAGTACGCGAGGTTCGCGAACTTCGTCAGCACGGTGGCCGCAGCCACGTCGATCTCGCTCACCCAGTTGATCCGGGCCAGACCAGCACGCTCGAGCTCGCGCTCGCCGTACTCCTTGATGGTCTGGAACAGATACGACTGGCGCTGCGGCCAGTTCGTGTTCGCGCCAGCGCGACCGTTCTCGGCGTAGTCACCATAGCTGGAGACCTCGCCGGTATGTTCGACGACCGGGAACATCGCGGTCTCGTCGAGCCAAGTGCCTTTCTTGACTTCGCCGAGGATCTGCGCGCCCTTGTTCGGAGCGAACAGAATACGATAGACCTGAGGGTCGATCATGGTGGTGAGCATTGCCGGAACGGCCGAGTTCGGATCGGTCGTCAGCGTGGGTACGGCGTCCATGGCGAGCTGGAAATTGTGCTTCCAGTTGTCAGGGATGTATGACTTGACGAAACCGCCAGTCATGATGCCGGCGAGTTCCAGATTGGGAAGATCGTTCTGGAACTCAGCGGTCGCTTCTTGTAGTGTCCGCATGGTCGTGTTTCTCCTTAGCCCTGAACGTGGGAGCTGATTTTGACGAGGGTGCCCGGCATACCGGGCGACATGCAGACCCACTTGGTCTCCACGTTACCTGCGGCCGAGATGGTGGTGGACGTGACAACGGTGGCGCTGTTCACGATGTACGTGCCCAGTCCGCCGGTGCCGGTGCGCTTTGCCGTGATGGTGGTGCCAGCATCGACGCTCGTGCCGCTCAGCACGTCGCCGACACCGAAGGTGCCCGTGAGGGCCGACGCTGCGGTGAAGATACCGAACGCGGCCGTAACGGTGGTCGACGCCACGGTCTGATCGATGCTGACGCGGTAGGTGCCGACGCCTTCGGCGGTGCCGCTCAGTTGATCAGTGACGCGGGTGCCGGTGACGACGTTCGTGCCCGAGAGCAGCGCGCCGACGGGCATGGTGCCCGATCCGACGGCGGTCACGGTCATGACGTCGCCCGCGATCGACGCGGTGACGCTGCCCGAGCCAGCGGCGATCGAGCCGGTGGCAGAGGCTACGCCGGTCGGCGCGCCGCTGGCACCGAAGCTGACCTTGCCGGTGGCGAAGTCGGCATACGCCTTCTGTCCGATAACTGCGGCGTTCGCGCCGTCGTTCACGACCCAGAAGCCGCCCTCGCTGAAGAGAAACAAGCCGAAGCCCGGTGCGATCTGCATGCTCGCGTCCGCGAGGTACTGAGTGATCAGGCCCTGTTGGTTGCGCGGAACGAAGCCCGTGACAGGACCGCTGCCGAACGAGTTGACGACCGCCGGAGCGCCGTCGGCGTCAGTCTGTGCGGCGTCCCACCACGCGAAGCGGCCGACGGTGACACCGCCCGCGCCCGCGACGAGACCGCCGGGACCCGCGTCCACGGAAGCGCGCGGGTTCGTGTCGCAGAAGTCGCCCGCGACCGCCGGAGCCGGCTGAACGCCGACCGAAGTTTGGATACCGTTGCTCATGTTTCAGATCTCCTTATCGCTGACCGATGCGACCGGCATCGGGATAGCGGGTGTTGAAGGTGGTGACGGACTTCGCGTCCATGGCCACGGCGGGCTCGGCCTTGCGCGCACCCGGCTTCGGGTGAGCACCGAGAACGGCGCGGAGTGCGGAAGCAGGAAGCGTGGCGGCATCATCGCCGAGATCGACGTTGATGGTCTTGATCGCGGTGCGGTAGACATCTTCCGCACTGTCGAACGCCAGCGACAGCTTGCCGACGTACGGAGTAACGAACTCGAGAGCCTCGAAGATGTCGCGCTGGCGCTTGGTCGCCAGATCGGTCGCCTTCTTGACTGCCGAGTCCATGGCCGTCTCCATCTCCTTCTTCGAGACGGTGTCTTCCTTGTCGTCCGGCTTCGTCGCCGGCTTCGTCACCGGCTCGGCGTCGGTCGCGTCGGGCTTGCCGCCGAGCGCCGCCGCCAATTTCGCGTAGTCTTCGTCGGACAACTTGTCCGCGAGGATCTCGCGAATTTTGGCCATGACGTCTTCGTCTTCGGCCGGCTCGTCGTCCTCCTTCAGCGGAACGCCCGAGTTCGCAGCCATCTCGTCGACGGCCTCGACCTTCTCGAGTGAGTCCAGCATACAGGTGAGGTCATCGAGCGAGGCGTCGGCGGCCAGCTTGGCCCCCTGACGAATTTGGTCGCCGATCATCTTTTTCTTCTCGGCGTAGTTCTTGCTGGTCACGCCCTCGAGGATCTTACCGAGATCCAGCTTCGAGTCCTGCGCCAGCTTGGGCTGAAGGAACACGAACAGCGCCCCCTGAGCCAACGCCGCCTTCCGAGAGAGTAGTGTCTTGGCCATGAGAATATTCTCCTTTGAGTCTCCGACGACGACATCGTCGCCGGCTCTGCCTTCCGTTACCAGTGCTACGTGATTTCCGACGATGTCGCGAATGACACCGTCGTAAGGTTCTCCCTTGAACACGCCGGGCGTCATATCGGCACTGTAGCGATACGAGCTCGACAACTCCTTCTGTTTGTTGCCATCGATCAGAAGAATTGCGCCGCCGTCCCAGATCGACAGAGTGGCCTTGAGATAAGGTTCCTCGTAAGAGACGTCGGTTCCCACCGCACCGACCACGACTTCATGCGGGTGGTCGTATGCGTGGATATGCTTGTGAACGAGCATGATCGGCTTGCCCGCGAATGTCGGCGCGCCCTTGGCCAGCTCCTCCGGATCGCGGAGCATCTTGTACAGCTTGGTCGGCTCCAGACCCAACGACAGGTAGCGCGGGATCTCGCGACCAAGATACTCGCAGACGTTGGACTTCGAGATCGGGTTCATCGCGACGTGCAGATGCCCGTCCTTGTCGTAGCGCCGCACGCTCTCGCGGTCGAATGCCACGAGTTCCTCGCTCAGCGCCGCGTCCTCGGCCGCCCCCTCCCCGCTCAGGATGCCGTCGATCGTCCTGCGCACGCCGGGGTGCAGCGGCTCCGGAGGTGCGTCCAGCGGTGCCCAAGCGTGAGCGACGTGTTCGTCGTTGAGCCGGGGGGAGAATGCATTGTCCACCGCTGATCCGTGCGTCACGAACGGCGAGTCGCCCTCCCCCTCGTCGACGACCCGAAGATCATCGGCGAACTTGTCGTATCCGGTCTCCTCCGCGCACTCGCGACGCGCGGCCTGTTCCGGGGTCTCGTCGCCCTCGATGCCGCCGCCCGGAAAACACCACGTTCCCGGCTCGTCGCTGCTCGCGGCGCGCTTGAGAAACAGAACCCGCTTGGCCGGGTCCATCAGCATCACGCCCGCTGCGTTCGGCTTCATGATCAAGCGCTCCCCATCGGGTACGACATGGCGAACTCTGCGTAGGTGCTGTACATGACCTCCGAGAGATCATCGATGCGCCGCTGCAGAACCTGCTCGTCGGCCAGCTCCAGGATTTGCTCAGTAGTCATACCTATCTGCGAAGGTCGAAAGCTGTAGATGGTGCCGTTGGCCATGAAGACTGTCATGAATTTCTTGCGCGCTATCTGCTCGCCCACGGTTGCCACGGGGCCAGCATCCACGGCGGCAGTATTCGCACGTGATAGGACGCGCTCGACATGAGCATCATCTTGCGAAGTCGCAATCGGCTGTATCGTGTCATTGTTTCTCTCCTCGTTGGTCTCGGCTCGTCTCGTCATGATCAGAACCCCTTGATGACTGAGCGAGAGGTGCAGCGACAGCGCGGCAGCTCTCCGGGCATGATGTATTCCTTGACGGCTGGATCGAACCAGCCCTTCTTGACATCGTATCGCTTGCCGTTATTCGCGAGATGCGTCGGACGTGGCTCCTTGCCAGCGTGCGAGTGCACCCAGACGGCCTCCTCGATGCCCATCTCCATCTGGCGAGCGCGGTGCATGGCGGCGGTCGCCTTGTTATTCTGGTCAAGAGCGATGAATGCCGCTCGACGCTTGGAAACGCCGTATGTATTTTGGAGTTTCTTGGAAAGATACGAGAGATCTCGCCCGGCCTGCACCGATCGCATGACTGCACCCTCGACACCCTTGAGGTATTGCTCCGGGATAGACTTGATGAGCGCCACGTTCTGATTGACCGTGGCCCCCAAGACGTCGCGCATGGCCGGGGTCATCTTGAACTTGATGGACATGCCGTTCTTCTTGAGCATGGCCTGAAACGCCTTGTCCGTGCGCTGACTGGCCGACTTCGAGAAGTACTCGGCCATCGCCTTCGCGCCCTCGTCGAAATTCTTGTTCCAGCGGCGCGACAACTTACGCAGCGCGATCCGCAGCCGATCGGCCGGCGTGGCGTCCATGGCCACGCGCGGCTCGTTGGCGCGATACTCTGCGATGATCCAGTGCATGACGGAGCGGTTCATCTCCTCGAGCAGCGCCAGTATCCGACGACGATACGCGCGCTCGATGCCCACGTTCGGGCGGATGCCGGGCAGGATCTTGGTCTTCCGATCAATCATTATCGTAGCTGTCCTCGGATACGTCTTCGTCCTCATCCTCGGTGCCGTCCACGACGTTCTGCTCGAGAACGGGCACCTGCCCCGGCGGATAGACGCCGATGCTGCCGTCCGGCAGAAGACCGATCGGCGAGTCGTCTACTTCTTCTGTCTTGGGCCTCGGGCTCACGAGTGGATCTCCTTGAGATGGATCTTGTTGCCGACGACCTTGGTGACCTCGAAGTGCGAATTCATGTCGAACAGCACCTCCTGCTCACCTTGGTGATGAGAAATCTGCGATATGTCGCGGCCTCCGTGCCCCTCGATGACGTAGTGGTGCGACCCGCTCCACACGCCATCAGACTTGGCCGTGCTGGTGAAGCCGCGCTCCGGCACGATGTAACCCGGCTCGTACAGCGCGGCCTGAGCCTGCGTCAACGTAGCCTTGCGATACGTGGTCTTCGTGTACTCGGGCAGCTTGTTCAGTGCACCACTCAGCGTCTTCGCGAACTGAAACTGTGCTTTCGTGATTGATCCCGTCCTGAGTTGCTGATTGACGGCCTTGTAGTGCGCGCCGGTGTACGCCTGGATGGCCACGATGTCGTGGACTTCCATGTCCTTCGGCATAGACGACTTGTGACTATCGAGAAATTTCTTCGCGGTGTCGAACCGCTGAACAGTCTCGTTCGCGCCCCACATCCCGGCCATGGTCTGGAACATGGCGGCCCCCTCGGGCGTGCTCGTGTGTTTCTTGGCGGCCTCGGCCGCCTTCTCGGCGGCGCTCTGCTGCGCGACGGCGGCCTGTTTCAAGTTGGCCTTCTCGGCGGCGCTCTGCTGCGCGACGGCGGCCTGTTTCAAGTTGGCCGTCTCGATGTCCTTCTGCATGGCCTTGAAGTCCGCGACCTTTTGCTCGAGCGCCGCCGGATTGGTCAGCGCCTTGTTCGCGTATTTCTCGTTGAACGCGTCCATCAGCGCCTTCGACTTCGTGCCGGGCGCGTACATCCCGGAATAGATCGCGGTCGTCTTCTTGGCCTGCTCCAGCTCCTGCGGCGTCGCCTTCATCCCGCCCGGTGCCGCAGCGGGCTTCGCGCCGCCGGACGCGTCGAGTTTCTTCTGCCACTTGGCCAGCTTCTTCTCGACGAGCCCGGCCTCCTTGGCGTTGCCCTTCGCCGTCAGGTCGGCGTGCCTCATCTTGTACGACTGAACCAGCTTCTCGACCAGCGCCGCCGTGTCCATTCCGTGGTGGTCGCTGATGGTGATCAGAGTGATCAAGTTCTTGCGATATGGAACGGTGTTCTTCGCGGCCTGCCCCACGATCGCGTTCTTGACGTTCTCGGCGTGCTGCTCCTTGCTCGGGATAGAGCCTCCGGCACCGCCGCCTCCGGCGGTCTTCGCGAACTTGCCGCCCTCGCCGCGTGGATGCTTGCCCTCCTCGAATTGGGCGTCGTCGCTCGCGGTCAACGGATCAACCTCGTCGACGAAAGGGAGTGCGGCGCTCGCGCCCGGCTCCCCTCGGCTGTCGCTCGCCAGCGCGGCGTCGCTCGCGCTCGGCTTAGTCGGCTTGGCCACCTTCTCGCCCTTCAGTCCGCCGCCAGTCTCGTCGCCACCCTCGTCTTCCGGATCATTCCCGTTCTCCGGGTCGTCGCCGAGTTCCGGATCGTCATCGCCCTGCGGCGGCTCCGGCATGTCCTCGACATCCAGCGACTCGTACGGCGAGGACGGATCGTTGGCGATGCGCTTGCGCGACTCCTCGGGCGACAAGACGCCATCGGCGATCAGCACACTGTCCGTCTCGGCCTCGACCTTGCGGAGATCGGCCTTCTCCTTGTCGTCCAGCGACCACAGCGGCTCGAATTGGAAAACGATATCCTCGTCGATCGCGCCGAATTCCGACAACATGACGATGTTCATGATGTAACGGAGCTGCGCGCCGAAGAACTTCTGCTGATACGCCTCGATCCAATCGTAGAACGTCCTGATCTCGCCCTCGCTCGACGCATTGAGCCCGGCCGGTTGAATGCCCAGCAACTTGACGAGCGGAATGCCGCTGACCGATGCCATGTGCTCCTGCGCCTGAGCCTGCAACGTGTCGAGGCCGCCCAGCGGCGTGGTCACGTTCGCGAACGTCTCTGCGTCCTTGTCCAGCACCATGAGACCGCGGTTGTCGCGCGTGTTGTTGAACAACTCGATGCGCTCGAAGAACGTCATCGCTCCGGCCTTCGGTGCCAACTGAGCCTGCATATTCGTGGACAGGACCATCACCGAGTAGGCCGAGGTCAGATCGGACACGGACTGCCGCGTGCGGAGCCAGTTGTCCACGTAGGGCTTCACCATCTGCGTCAGCGATAGACCGCCGAAGCTGTACGCGGGCTTCAGCATATCGGGCAGCTCGCGACCGACGAAGGTCACGAGCCGCGAGCGATGGATCTCCGTGCCCTGCACGATCCAGCGATCTGGATTGTACCAGTTGATGCTGAGCGGATCGTTGGCGTTGTAGTTCGACGGATAGCACCACACCGGCTCCACCGGCACGAGACGAACGAGCGAGTCCTTGGCTATCTTCGCGTCCAGGAGCGTACCGTCCGGAGCGGCGATCGGCATGATCAGCTCGGCCCTGTCCCCCGCTCGCCCCTCGCGGAGCTCGACGAACAGATGCGATCGACCGAAGAAGCCGTCGATCTCCGCGCTCTTCTGCATCACCTCGCGCACCTTGAATTTCTCGAAGGCGGCCTGGATCTTGTCGATCTTCTCGCTCTTGCTGTCGTCGTCATCGCTCTTGGACTTGATGGTGATCCACTTGCGGGTCATCTCGGTCGCGATGACCTCGACGATGCGCCGGTACTCTGGACGCTGCGACAGCTCGGCGAGATAAGGATACCCGAGGAACGTCAGTCCCTCCTGGAAAGCCCCGGCGTAGACGGATTGCGCCGCCCATGCCAGCGGAGTCATCAACTGCTCGTCGTGGGCCATCAACTGTTCCGGTGCTGTGCCGGGGGGATGCAGCGCGGGTGTGAATGCGAGCTGATTGTTCTTGGATGGTCGCACGCGGGCTCCGGCCAGCGCCTCGGCCTTGGCGCGACGGGCGGCACCGCTGGCGGCCAGCACCTCGGCGCGGGCTTTCTCGGCCTTCTCTGCGGCACGCTGGGCGGCGCGCTTGCGCTGGGCGCGCCGGGCGGCCAGCACGCGCGACGAGGCCTTGCTCAGCTTCGTCGCGCGACCGGGCCTAGCTCGGGCCGCCACTTTCTTCTTGATGCTCAACGGCGTCTCCTGATGCGTGACTGTTCGAGCACAGACCGCGAGATGAAGAAATCACGAACGAGTATGGGGAAGAACGCCATCACCACCGCGTCCGCGATGTTTGGCGACTTGGCCCCGGCCGGTGCCTTCTCGACGATCATCTTGAGCCGGCTCCCCATCTTCTTCGTGGCCTGACTGAGCTCCTTCTCCAGCTTGCGCAGCAATCGCAGACTGGACGGGATTGATATGAGCTCGTCCGGGCTCCAGGTAAAAGCCTTCTCGAATTCAGTGGCGTCCGGTGCCAGACTGCGGATGGCGCGATAGGTGCGCTCGAACCGCCGCGCCAGCATGAACCACGCCTGAGCCTTCAGGTTCGTGAACAGATCTCCATTGATCGGTGACTGATCGTCATTGGGGATCAGCCGCTTTTCCTTGTCCATCACCTCACCGCCAGCGTTCCACGGCACCATGCTCACGCCGCGAGGCATGAGACCCTCCTCGATCAGCCGGTTCGTCTCGGCCTTGATCCCGGCTCCGACGCCGATGCAGTCGTACTGGAGATACAGGTGCTCCATCACTCCCGTGACGCCGCGACACGCGTCCACCGCTCGCCGCGCCGTGACGCCAGTATCGCGCTCGCCCCACTCGTCGACATCCTTGAGGATGACGCCCTTGCGCAGCGCCAGCGCGTTCGTGTCCATGCCCTCGTCGGCCACGTCCAGCGCCGCGACCCAGTCGCCGCTGTCGTCGAACCCGAGAACGACGTGCGCGTCGATGGCGGCCCGCACCCACGCCGCCTCGATGATGATGCCGTCGATGGCCGCCGAGTAGTCGCGATCCACCTCCTGCGCGAACAGGTGCAGCAGTCCATTGTCCACCGCGTCCTGACGACGCTTGTCGTACCACGACTTCGTCTTCAGCGGATGATCGGACCAGTCGAACACGAACACGTTCGTGCGGCCCGAGACCGCCTTCCGTCCCGAAGCCCAGTCCAGGCCAGCCTCGCGCTTGCGATGGAACACGTTATTCAGGCCGTTCACCGAGCTGATGTCGATCTGGACGCGAGTAGTGTCACCCAGCGCGGCCTCGATCGACTCCGGATGCTCGTAGTGCGCCGACTCGTCCTTGAAATAGATGCGGGTACGACCACCGCGACCGATGTCGTCTCCGGACTCTCCGGTGATTGAGCTGCCCGTGGCGGTCGAGTAGATCTTCATGAACGCCATGCTGTCTTCGCTGAAGTCCTTGGGCCGGAAGCACCGCGGAATGGTCCGCAGCATCCGGCGCAGCTTCTCGAAGATCGAGCTCATGTCGCCGAGCCGATCGACCTGCATCGCCTTGCGACTGCCCCAGCCGATGCTGACTTCGTCGATGAACAGGAACATCCAGACGCTGAACGCGACGCAGAGCCAGGTTGCCCCCACGTCGCGGCTCTTCTCGACGAGCCCGTTGGCGTCCTCCTGGAGACACGAGTACAGGTC